GTTAATAGCTTTGACTGTCAATAACTTACAACCCCCTACCCTCATACTCAATTACTTATGTATTTATTTTACTCTCCTTACTTGTTTTAATATTGTGACACGATTCACATAACCCTTGCAGGTTATCAATGCTCCACTTGTCACCACCTAACCTAACTGAATGAATATGATCAGCAACCTTAGCCAGTGTTACCAATCCATTAGCATCACAATGTACGCACAATGGATTGGATGTTAGCACAGCCTTGCGTAATGTACGCCACCTATTTGAATGGTAGAACGTATCGTTATTGCCTGACCATTGACCATTAATGTTCTTAGCTATATTATACAATGCTGGCTTAGATATTGGTTTAATTGGCATTATCCTAAATAGATTGACTTATTACCTATTATATTACTTCTATCAACAGTAATTAAACCACCATCCATTATTAGTTCATTGAAATAACTCCTACTGAATTGTAGTTGGCTATTCATTGCACGTTGGTTATAACAGTTAGCTTTCACATAGTTAGCATTGTACTCAACTATATGATAATAGTATTTAGTTTTTGTATCTTGTATTGATTGACCTATCATAGTTACAAATGTTACTGATTTAATTTATATGTAATTAACATCGTATCAACATAATTTAATATATGAGCAATAACATCAATAGTCCAACCATTACCTAACATCTTGTATCGTTGTGAATCTGAAACGTGATTAGTATAATTGTCTTTTACTGTTTGTAATCTTTCACATTCAATAGGAGTTAGTCTTCGGATACTATTATTGTATTTTATTCCGTGTGGTTGTTCTTTACATAATGTATAGCTTTTACCTTGAGAATTTTCAGGCATACCCCAAGCTTCTGAACGCCCTAACATAACAGCTTTTATTTCAACTGCATTATTTGGCATAACTACTTTAAATCCATTTGTCATACCTTCTCTTGAACAATGTTGTGTAATTGAGCCACATTTTTCATCAGTTCTCATTCTATTATTATATCCATCAAAAACATTTATCTCAACAGCATTAGTATTACCAGTATCTAAACAATATGTTTTACCATCTTTTCTACTTAAATGTCCTGTTCCACCTTTACCAGTAGTTGATGAACGTGGCATTGTGTTGTGTACTATAACGCCAGTCATAGATTGATTACCAAAACCTTTGTAATCTCTTGCCATTAACGAATGTGATTTATCAACTTTTTTACCTATTGTTTTACCTTGATTACTAATTTCACAAGCAATAAATGTACTATTATTACCTTGTTTACCTTCTCCATTAACTGTAATAGTTCCACTTAAATCATTTCCATTTTTTATTTTTACGTTATCTCTTTCTGACAAATGTTTTAACATTTTATCACTCAAAAAATATTTATCCAAAACATCACTTTCCAAAATATCTTTAAGTAAAATACCTTTATCTTTTGGCTGCTTAATAATACTTACCATATCGCCAAACAATCCACCAGCTTGCATTCCAATATTTGTCCAATAGATGCGTTTTCTATTTTGTGCTGATACTAATGCAGAATTTATATGAATACCATTAAGTCCAATTGCTTTACTTAATACTTTTTCCCATTTTTCTCCCATTTCAACATTTTCAAGTAAAAAGTATTTTGGTTTTGTTTCGTTTAATAATCGCATAAATTCCCAAAATAAATAAGATTGACCTTCAAACTCAAATCCCTCTTTTTTTAATTGTAAATAATGTTCTAATGTTAATATTTCAGTTTCACATTTTGTAGCCATACCTTTGCGTTTACCTGCAAATGAAAAACTTTGACAAGGCGAACCACCAATTAATAAATCAATTTTAGGTAAAGAATAACCATCCACATTTACTACACTACCCAGTTGAATAGTATTAGGATAATTAGCCATTGTAACTTGTATTGCATATTTATCAATTTCAGATGCAAAATAGTTTTCTACTTTTATTCCTGTTCTTTCTAATGCCTGTTGACCACAAGACATTCCATCAAATAAGCTTAATACGTTCATATTTAACATCTAATCAACATAATATTATTAACCAACCTTTGATACTTATCAATTACAGCCTTATCATAGCTTAATAGATTGTCTATTGTTTTAATAGCACTAATCACTGTTGTATGGTCTTTACCTAACTCAGACACATAACCTTTGCGCTTACTGTAGTAATTCAATCCAATATCTTTTAAACCTAATGTAGTGTGTTGTTTAATAAGCTTCATTGACATTTGGCGTGCTTCACATTGCACCCTCATTCTACTTGATGCTCTTAATGTTTCAACTGTAATGTTGTATTCATCAGCGCATAACTTAATAATGAACTCGGCTATTTCAGCATCAGTGTTTACTTCTTTATTTTTACAATACAATGTAACTGATTCATTTGTACATTCTTTAATTTCTTGCTCAGCCTTAAATAAAATACTGGCTATTATTTCTTGTTTTGTCATAATTATAATTTTTTAAACTCCAATTCTATTTTATCTAACATTTCCATTACCATATCTTCAACCTTAGTTACATCAATATTAGCTTTTTTTAGTGACTTATCGGTTTTACGTATAAAATCTTGATTGGCTTTACTTAGCCTTTCCATTACTGCTACTTCGCTCGGTATCATTAACCTTTTTAGCCCTGTAATACCATCTAAGTATTCTTGCTGGTGCTTAGCTATAACGTAACACATTACGCCCATTTCGCTTAAACTTTGTTCTAACTGTTCTTTTATATTCATATTATATTTAATTAATTAATCTGTGCAAAATCCTGCATTACATCCTGAGCCTGTTCCAAAAAAGAAATCTTGCTGTAATCCTAATTTTTTAACTTGCTCATAAGTAAATTCTTTTTTCCATCTTTTGTTTTTAATTTCTTGGTCAGAAAACCATTGCATTTTATTTGTATTCTCATCCCAATTCTTTCTTAACTGTTGTCCTTGTTTCCAAAAACATCCTACGCAATTTGAATCACTTGGATATATTATACCACTACTTTCTGCCCATTTAATTACATTGTGATGAAATATTTTATTATCTATTAATGGAAATATTGATTCTCTCCATTCTATTTCTTCCCACTTGTTTCTTGTTTTTCTTTTACCTACAATTCCTTTAAATTTATCATTTATTCTTTCTGCTCTTTCTTTTTCATCATACCTAAAACCAATTGCCATTTGTACTTTTTTGCCTATGTTTTTAAACCACCAATCAAATATTGGTCTTATTTTCATTTCAGTAGTGCAAAATCTCCATTGCATATTTGGTAAACCTTTGCCACCTGTAGCTTTTTTATTAACTTCTTCAAATGAGTATCCACTTAGCCAAATTATTTCTTTACCTAGCATTTGCTCAAGTTTAAGCATTGTAATCATTGTTTTGTCATCTTCAGCAGTTGCAATAAATTCTTTTCCTAACTTGTCTGATACTATTTTTACTAATCCCTTATCACTTGGAGTACATTTTATATCTTCAATAGTTACTAATGAAAATAAATTATAATCAGCAGGATAATGTATAGCCATATAACTTGATGTTTTGCCACCACTTAATGAATTTATTGTTTTCATAATTTTGTCTTGTTTTTATGTTAATAAACTGGACATTCCAATTTTAATATATTGCTCCTTTTTCTTTGTGTAAGCAAAATGCTTTTTTACCTAATTTATTTAATTGATTTATTCTATATCGTTGTAATTCTTTTAAAGTATCGCCACCTTCTTTACATTCAATCCACGTATCAACTTCACCTAATTTCATACACAATAAGTCAGGAAATCCATTATCCGAAAGTTTAATAATGTTTAGCACTGTCCACCCATTACTTTCATACTGTTTAATAATTTTTGATTGAAATTTACTTGACATAATACTTATTAAATGTTGATAGTGTGAAATTCTTTTTAGCCATTACTTGCTTATGTATGTGGTGTTCAATCCCACCTTTAGCAAATATCCAAAACACTTCATTACTTAACCGATCCATTGTAGTTAGTCTATCCCTGCTTTGCCAATAACTAACAGCACTAAAATCAATATTATAATAAACAATATACTTCGCTGCACTTAAATTAATTCCCTCACGCCCTGAAACAATCTGAAGAGCTATTGATTTATTTGTTGTGTTAAACTCATTTAAATCAGTTGTTACTGAATCACCTAATACATCCAAAATAACATTCAATTCCTCTTTAAACTTATAGAATATTGCAATTTTATTGTTTGCAAAATGATTACTAATAAATAAAGCTTTAGACTTATCCAATACCATACTGTTACCACTTTCAAACTTTACTGTTCCTGAATACATTTGATGTAATTTGCTCATCATTTTAGCTCCAGTATCAGCAATAACAACTTCAGTTTTACCTTCTATAATATTATCCTTTTTTAGCTTTGCAATTAAATCATAAGTGCTTTCGTTCATTTCAACAGTCAATATTTTCTCAATTACTTCTGATGTAAATCCTGCTTGCTTTTGAGTATAAGTAATCATATAATGTTCAATTGCTGCTTGAATCAATCCACCTTTAGCATTAGAATAATCTTGAACTATTGCATAACCTAAATACTTTTGTCCAATGTTTACATAATGTAAGGCCCATTGGTAAAAGTTTTTATATTGTTTGAATGGCGAATAGTTACTGATCCAAAATTGGTGAAATACTTGGCTATATGATTCAGGATTCATTGTGCCACTTAATGCAATAATTGGCAAATGTCCAAAAGTTTTCTTAAAGTAAACCGCTCCTTTGGATGGTTTTGGAAATGCACCATATTTATGATGTTCATCTGATATAATCAAATCAAAATTACCTGTAACTTTATGTAAGCTTTCAGTATTTATAACCGATATATTAAAATCAAATCCAAATTCAACGTAATCACTTTCAATTGATTTAATTGCTTTCTTTTTAGTAATAAATAAAACATTTTTTGCACCATATAGCTTAGCTGTATTCAATGCAATTGCTGTTTTACCTACTCTTACTTCAAGTGCTAAATAAACAAATCCTAAACGCTTTAAAATAGCATTCGCATCATTACTTAACTTTAACTGGTAATCTCTTAATTGTTTCATATATCTATCTTAATTGGATTCTCAAATGATCCTTTTGGCTTATTAATTTCAAGCCATAAATTATTATTAGATTTACCTTCTTTGTATTCGTATTTATGAAATTCGCAATAAGTTTTTATCCACCTGTTTAAAGTTTTCTTTTGTAACCATTTCTTTAAATCTGAATAATCATTAGTTAAAATATCAAACAATTCATTTTTAGGTAATCTAATATCAAATGGCAATGTTTCACTATTTGACCATTCATAAAATTCATAACTTGTTTCTTTAATAAACTTTCTTATTTCTAAATTTTTAAAATCATTTTTAATTAATCCATTTACTAAGTAATATTGAGCACATTGAATCATATAATTGTCAAACCTTGACCATTCAGCTTCATTCCAATCATCAAATAATAAATGTCCAAATTCATCTACAGGAGTATATTTATTGCTAAAATAACTACTCATTTCAACTTCAAATTTCCTACGCTCAAATGATCCACCAATACCACCAATCGTATAATTAGTTGTAATTAATATTTTAGGGCTTTTATTTATTGGAAGCTTAATTGCATCCTGTCCTTTGTACTCTAATGTTATTCCCTCAGTAATTAAACTAAATAAGCTCTCAAAGCTAAAGTTCTTTTTAACATCATCAAAAATTAGTATTTGAGTATCAGTTGAAACAGTTTGGTAAGGAAATGACTTTGTAAATTCAAATGTTTTTCCATCAATACTTGCAACTTTTTTCATTTTACTTAAAGCATTCCAAAATAAACCCTTACCACTACCACCATTTGGATTATCACTTATTGTTTCATCATTAAATATAATTGCTTTATTGTTTGCACTGGTTTTAAAGCTATGTAGTAAATAACCTATAACCGATTTAAAACTATTGTATTGCTGTATATTTTTACCACTAATTAACCATAAGAACTTTCTAAATTCGCTTTCGTGGTGATCAGATTCTTCATAGTTTCTATTTATAACTTGTTTTTTCCATACATAGCCCTGTATATTCTCATAGCCAATAGTTTTTATTGAATCTTTTTTTATTTCAACAGTGCAATTTTGGTAATAAATGTAACAAGTATCAGATGTATCTTCTTTTATTGCCATTTCAGTTGATTCTAAGCAGGCTAAAAAATCATTGCTAAAATATTTAGTTGTATTTGCCATCATATCATAAGGTAAAAAGCCAATGTCATTGCGCTTCAATAATTCATTTAAAACAAAATCCTTTATTCTTTTATCATTTGTTTCTTCAACTAATCCTTTTTCTTTACGTATAAAAGTATAAGTATTTGAATCAGTTGGAAAGTATTTGCTAAAGTTTTTTGATTGCAACCAAAATTTATATTGATGCGCGCTTACAATACATCTTCCATTCCTATCATAAGTCCAAAAATCATCACTAACATTATTTTCTTTTATTTCATTTATACTAGCTTCAATTTCAATTTTATCAACTCCAGGAAATGAATTAGCAATATCTTTTAAACTTAATCCTGCTTTTACTTGTTTTTCAATTCTTTGTTTTACATCTTTATCTTCAAAAAACCTTGTTCTAAAATTAGCTATGTTCTTATATGCTGAATTAATGAGTTGCTGTATTTCCTTATCATTTTTACCATTGCAAAATTGATTTAAAACGTGTTCACATTCGCTTTTATTGATTCCAAAGGTATTAAATGCTGCAGCTAACTTAAATAAATTATTATTCTTTTGGCCTTGAACAAATCCATATTTTTTATTCCACCACGTCATTAAATTCTCAATAATACGATTATCTGATTTTATTGATATAAATGGTTGGCTTGTTCCTATTTCATCAGATTCAGGAAGTTCACATTCAGTCCAAATTATTGAATCGTTATTTTGAAACAAATAAGGATCATAAGATTCAAAACAAAATCTATCTATATTTGAACTGCTTACATCCCAATGTTCAGAGTTAAAATGTAACCTTAAAGCATCAAAATATCCTTTATGTTCACCTTTAATTGGTATTTTAACTAATACTTTAACTCCAATATTTGATGGACTTATCCACGCTGCAAAAATATAAGCATCTTCTTTTAATGATTCTTTAAAATCAATTGTAGCCTGTTCATTTTGGAATCCATCAAAATCAAGTATAATAAATCCTGACTTTTTTTCTAATCCTTTTATACTTCTATTAGTAAAAGTTCCATTAAAACAAACACCAGGCAATTTTGATTTTAAAGTTTTTTGTAAATCTTTATCATTAGTTAATCTAATTTGTTCGTTTAATTGCTTAGAAGCTCCATTTTTTATTCTATCAAGTGCAACCTGTACTGGTTTATTAAATGGTGAAGATGTATCTTTTACTGATTTAAATAACGATATATTCATAATAATTATATTAAAAACAAAAGCCCCAAAACGTAGAGAGAATTGAGGCTAATTGTTTTATGAAAACAACACTTTAAAGAATGTGTTACAAATCTCTACTTCATAACACATTTTATAATATTTCCAAAAGTAAACTATTTATTTACTTTTTATTGATTTATTTACTATTTAGATTAATTCTAAATAATTAGGTAACTGTAATCATTATAGTATATTTTATACTTACCTGACCTTAGCTATTGATTTTATTGGTATCTAAGTCCAATTAGGTAAGTGTAATTGTATTTTTAGGAAAAAAATTTATTTTGCGTTTTTTATAATTTGATGCATTTAAAATAATTTTTTCGCATTTTTTCAGTTACACTTACCTGTTTTAGTTACCTAATTAATTTCAAAACAATTTAAATTGGTATAATATTTACCATTAAACTCCCTTGATTCAGCATCAAAACTAAATATTCTTTGATCGCCAACTGATATTCTTTGCTCAATTGCTTTGCGAACTAATTGTAATTGTACTGTTTTAGGATATTGGCCTTCAGTTTCAATTAATATTGGCTGTAACTTAAACTTATCACTAATCTGTTTTACTTCTCCGATTTGAAGGATCTTACCTTTGATTTCCATTTTATTTATATATTGATTTTAAAAAGTTTCTTGCTTCAATTATTCGTGATTTAATAAATTCGTATTTTGCCGAATCCCTTGCAAACTGTTTAGCGTGGATTCGTTCAGATATTGGAATTTCAATAAAATTATTTATTAACTTATCGGTTTTAGCATCACCGCCAAGCCCTTGAGTATCTATTAACCTAAAAAATGATTCTTTAGTATAAACCATATTGGCTATAATTTGTACCTCTTCCCATTCCTCAATTTCACCTGCATAGTTAATTTCTTTAAATATGTTTAAATCAGGTGCATCCTCTAAAACGTAAATTAATTGGAACATTGGCCTATCATATAACTCCATATAGCACTGGCCTTGAAATTCATACATTTTGTTATCAGATGTTTTAGAATCGTGGAAAGTAAATAAATCCCAACTGTTTTTGATGTCAATTATACTATCACCAGTATCAATATCACATTCACCAGTAATAAAATCATTGTAAATTCGTGTATCGTTCTTTACATAGTTAGTATCAAATAGGTTATTATAGGCATTTATTGCTAATCCTTCACAAGCAATACCCTTTTCAGTATATTTACTTGTAAACTCTTTGTACCTACCATAACGCTTCTGCAAATACGTTTTAATTGCAAGTTTCTCACCTGTTGCTCCAAGTCCAGTTTTACCACATAGGCCACCGACTGAGCTGCTTCTAAATATTAAATTATCTATCATATTATTTGTTTATTGGATTATATTCTACTTCTGCAATATAACTTCCTATTAATCTTATTTGAACCAAATCTCTTGAATTTAATGCAAACCATTCGCCAACTTTTCTTTTTGATTTAAATTGCTCGTGAAACCAATTTTCTAAAATACCATTATCTTCATCATATCCCCTTTCGCATCCTAAAGTTATTAATAAATGAAGATTTGCGCCACTTTGATTTCTTAGCTGTTGTAGTCTTCTTTTGTGGCAATCTGCTTTACCTATTTTAAATAAATTAGTATCTTTATTCATAATAACATAAACATATTTAAGCATATTCCCATTTGCAATCATATCCTCAAACTCTTTTTCGTTCATTTGTTCTCTATCACTTTTTGTATTAGGAACAAACCTGTTTATATAATTTTCGTAAATTTCCATTATCTTATAAATTTAACCCTTACTGCATCCACCATAGAACCAAATGCAGCTACTTTAGTAACATACAAAGTTAATTCTTTACCAACCCATTGTTCAATATATGGCGTTGCTGTTACCTTTGTAATTATTTTCATATTCTCTTTATTTAGAATCATTGGCTTTTTAGCTCCTTTGAAATGGGCTAGGATGCAATTCTTAGTTTCAAGCTTTTTGCCATTAAATAATTCAATATTTACATTTTCTATTTTCTCAATAGTTACTTTAAGTTCCTGATCAGGTTTAAAGTCATAGCTTCCAATATATTTTGGATCGGTAAGCTTTTTCCAATGTGTTAAATTTTCCATTTTTTTATTTGTTTTTTTGTTTCTCGTAGTTGTTTACTGTAAATAGATATTTTTTCTTTTAGTAATGCTATTTGCTTTAATAATAGCTTTTCATTGTGTTCTAAATATTCTAAATTCATCTAAAATAAATGTTTTAAAACACAATCATATACAAACTCTGAATTACAATTTAATTCATCTAATTCTTCATCAGTTAATTCAACTCCATCTATTTCTGCTGATTCTATAAAAGCATCGCAAAAGTCAGGGTAATCATTGGTGTCTATTCCACCTAATTCTATGTTGGTTATTTTGTCTAATTCCATTGGTTTGGTTGGCTAATTAAGTTAAGTGTTGCTGTTATAGAATATAGCATCCATTGTGCTTGTTTTGTTTTTAAAATGTTACGTTCATTTATTGCTATGTTGCGCAATCTATTTATTTTGTCGTATCTGTTTCTTAAGGTGTCTATTCTGCTCATAATTCTTTTTTTAATTTGTCTACTAATTCTTTTTGTAATCGCCATTGATTAGCTGCTTTGCCTAATTCTATAAACTCTTGGTCATCACATTCAGCATTGTGGGTAACTCCTAACCACTTCTTGTAATGTTGCCAGTACAGCGATAATGTGTTTTCTTGTTCTTGTATGTGTTTTAGTTCCATAATTTAAAAAAAGGTATATGTGAATTTTTATCTATTTCTGTTGTTAAAAAATTTATTGCATTTAAATAAATATTTTCATTTATAAAATTATCTTTATTGCAAGGTTCTAATAGCATTACTTTTTTTTCTTTTGTATTACTATCAAATATTTCTATTCTTATATAACTCATTCTTTGTATCCTCCATCGTTATTGTAAATTTCTACTATGTCTTTGTTAGTAGCTAAAATCGTTTTAATTTCATTCACATAAGGTAAAGTACATAGCTTTGGACTTTCGCCTAATAACTGCTTAATAATGGTTTGTGATTGCACTTGGAATGTATCTGCTAACTTTCCAATGTACTCTTGCTTTTGCAGTAATTCTTGAACTACTGATTTTTTAAGTCTTACTTTTTGCATTATGATGCTTTCTCCATTAATATTGTTACTACTTCATTGAACTTGGTATCAAACTCTGCTTGGCTTGATTCTAATGGTGCTAAACTTAATGCGCTACTGGTATAAGCTATACCAATTGATTCGCTACCATTTGCAATACATATTTGTATTGCTTGTTTTTCGCTAATTATTTTATAAAAATAGCAACTGTTTTTTCTGTACGCAGGTAATTCAAGTTCGTGCGTTTCTTGGATTGTTTTTGTGATTGTGATTTCCATATTTTTATTAATTGTTTTTTAAATTTATAACAAAGTATTAGCGCAATACAAATAGACTAATTATTTTAACTGGTGCTTTGCCAAAGTCCTTATTGAAGTCAGTATCAAGTGGCTTCCAAATTAAGGCGTTACTATATTTTTTTTCAGTAGCATAAGCTAATTGCTTATCGCACGATGGGCAACACACTAAATCGTTAGTGTGATTTGGTTCTTTTACCACATCCACTATTGGGGTTTCGTGGCATACATTACACTGTAGTTTCATACTTTTCAATTTAATTATACGACAAATGTCCTTTGAATTGAGCTTTGTGCAGGGCAAAACCAGACACAAATACCCGACCGTTATTCGTGGGTGATTAATAAGATTACATAAGCCATAAGGAACATTGCTACTACTATCAATGCTCCTAAAATTATTTCTGCGATTTCGTTGTGGTTTTTCATTTTAGTTTGTGTAAAATGACATTTCCATTGAGTGATAGGCTTTTTTAGTTTCTTGTACTACTTCATTAAAATATTCTTCTGCATCATAATAAGTAAGTCTTGTTTGTCCATCTAATTTACATCCAAACTCGCTTAAAACAGCATAGCCTATTTCTAATTTGTAAAGTGTTACTGTTACTAAATGTTGTTTTGAAAACGTATTAGTAAATGTTGTTGATGTGATTTTTTCCATTTTTGTTATTTCTTTTTGACCCTTAAAATATACAAACTTTATATTATAAAAACTAATACTTTTTTTATTAATACTGATTATCAAGCAATTATTTTTTAAAAGAACATAAAAAAACCCAAATATTTATTTATTTGAGTTCTATTATTATATTAATTTTATTTGTGTGTTAGGTATTATTTTATTTCCTTTTATTATATTTTGAACTGCCCACATAGGTTGAAAATTAGTGTAGTGATTTAATCTAATTAATTCTTGCTCATCTTTTGCAAGTGATACTGGGTAAATATGGTCTAAATGCCATTGTCCTAAATTATCCCAAGTCATACCTTTTGTAAATTGTCGTTCAAGATGTTTTTTAAATTCTACTTCAGTACAACAAAGTATTGAAAATGTTTTTGATTTTTTGCTATAACCTTGTTTTTTTATTGCTATTGAAATTAAACTTCTAATATTACCTTTTAACTTAAACAAAGGGTCTAATTCTTTTCTATTTTTTATGTATTTATAAATTTCTATCTTATTAGTTTGACTATATTTTTTATTTTTTTCTTTTATTGCAATTGAGTTATTTAAATAATATTTTTTTCTTTTTTCTTTAATTTTTTCTTTATTTTCTATTTTATACTCTTTATTATATTCTTTTTTCTTTTCTTTATTATTTTGATAATATGTTTTTATATTTTCTTTGTTATTTTGATAATAGATTTTAAAATTTTCTTTGTTATTTTGATAATATGTTTTTACATTTTCTTCTAATTTATTCATAATGCAATAAAAAAGCCCCAATCAGTGAGAGATGAAAGGAGCTTATTTTAGTTATTACTAAATTTTAGTAAGTATTAATCAACTCTCACATTGCCTAATACTTATTTTTGTTTTACAAATATACATTTTTTTATTAATATTTCCTATTTTATACTTCGCTAAATGTAGGTAAAAAAGTATAGTTTTGGGCTTATGTTTTATATTTTAGATGTCAGTTTAAACCTTATATTTTAACTACATTATCTATTTTACTTATTTCATATTGATGCAAAAAGTTTCCAAGTTTGTCTACTAATTTTTCATCAAGCCAACTTTTACTATCTGCATAGAACAACAGGCAATGGATCAGCTCGTGAAAGAATGTTGCATCAATAATTTCCTGCTTGTAATCAATCCAAACTTTTTTTGATTTAAATTTATTAGCTATTATTATTTTATTTTCAAATGGTATAAACTGACCATAGCACTTGTTCTTATGGCAGTATTCGTTGTCAATAATTACTTCAATAGTTTGTCCTAATATTTGGAAGTTACTTATCATTAGAATATATGTGTTATTCGTGCTATTTGACCATTCTCTTTACAATGCAAAAATCCTTCACAACATTTAGGTGCGTGTTGGAATCCATTCCTGTGATGCCAACTGTCAGTACCTGATGGACTTCTTAAACTTTCAATTGTAATACCTGCATAATCTTTACTTGTCTTATGGTGAACGTGGTGAGTATAAATATAACGATGTTTAGTTTCAGCCCATTCTTTACTGTATTCAACTGCCATTAGCAATGGTAAATCTTGTTGCTTTGCGCCATCACCGTGAGTTGTTCCAATTAGATTTTTATAATACTGAAATCCTTTCCTATGCGCTATTGTGCAATCAAATGTAATATTACTACAATCTTTAAAATAAGCCTCTATAACCTGTGCTAAAAAGAATCCATTTGTATAATCGTGGTTAGATGGATTAAAAGTAAAATGAACATCAGCAACTCCTATTAGTAATTCTAATACTTCAACGTACAATTGTTTTGCAATCATAAAATTGTCGTGCCACATACCATCAGTATCTTGAGGAGTTCCACTCGTAGTTGTTCTATTTGGATTGTCTATATGCAGTATGTCGTTACCACCAATAAATAATATCTTATCTATATGAAATGAACTAACCTTTTGTAGTATTCCCTTAACACCTTCTAAAACCCTTTGTACTGCAACCTGGTTATTATATGTTTCACCGCTTTCAAACGATGTACATAACTTACCAATATGAATATCTGCAGGATCTAAAACTAATAGGTAAGAATCTTTGTTTTCTATTCTTTCTAATTTTGGGAATTTAGGTGAATAGTTTTTTAAGTCTTCAATTAGTTCATCTTTAAAATTTGATTGCTCTAATTCATCAGGTGAAATAAAGTTTGGATTTTTTACAAATAAACTTGCTGTTTTGTTTTTAACCCAAAGATGTTTTACAGTAGTATTATCAATATCTAAACCATCAGTAATTTGGTTTATTCCATTGTAATTTTTAGTTGGATTTTCTTCTCTAAATAATTTGACTATTTGCCATTCTTCTTGCGTGATTCTTGGTCTAATTTTAGCCATTATTTCATATTAAATAAATTCTTGATGTAGTCTAAAGTTTCATCAGGTGGAGTTATATCTTTAACCTCAATAAAATTAAGCCTATCATTGATTTGTTGCTTTGCTTCCTGTACGTTTCTTGCACGTACAATAGTGTACATTTTTCTACCATTAAATTCGTAAGCTATTTTGTACTCTTTCATAGTGATTGTTATTTAAGACATTAATGAACTTTTTGTTTGTTATATCATACCTCATCAGGTGTAATGCCTTCAGATAACTCTAAAATATGGTTATCAATAACAACTTCAGGAAATGTAATACCAACTAACAAAGATTTAAAAGCAGTAAAGAAATCTTCAATTCCTGAATCATCACTTAACTCAATAGTGTGCTTTATTCCGAATGCAGTTGCAGTTATTATTATTTTATCCATTGTTCAATATATTACGAATGTAGCCAACTATAAATACAATCAAAACTATTAAAGGTAAAATATACCAATAATCAGCACCGAGTTGTTTATACCAAGATAATTTTGGGCAATTAACTGGTATTTCAATCAATACTTTTTTCTCGTAGTAAACTGTATCGCCTTTGCATTTGCCCTGAATATAAACTTTGCCAAATTTCTTAACGTAAACAATCTCTAATTTATCTTTAGTGATATAAACTGAATCTACATCATCATTAAATACTGTATCTACTTGAATAGAATCAACTATTATAGTATCGTGAATCGTTACCATTACACTGGCTGTATCTTTATTGCAGAACTTGTCTATTGCTTGGCTCTTTGTATAACAACTACAAATCAAACAGTAAAGTATGGCTATTAGGATTGAATAAATTGATTTCATTTTCGTTTGTTTGTTATAACATTGTTCGTTTTGTTATTACTTATTGCTGTGCGTTTGTCTATTTCTTTCTGCCTGTATTTAGCTTCTATTATAGCAACTAATCTTGCTCGTTCTTTGTCTACTGAATCCATTACTTTATTACAAGTATTTGTTTTCTGTTTCCAATCTTTTTTAGTGAAATATGAATCCAAGTAAAATTATATTCATTTATAACTTGGTCAAAGTTTAATCCACTTGTTTTTATAAATTCAAATATCTTTTTATTTTCTGCTTTTGTACCTGCACTAATATCAATACTATTACCTAATACGTGTCCACTTGTTTTACTACCATTAACTGCTTTGTTTAATGCTAAACATCTATAAAAACTACTTACTATTATTGGCTTATCATACCATTCTCTAATCGGTTCAAATAAGTTTTCTGCAACATACTTCATTGCATCAAGTTCTACTTCATTAGGTTCGTTCTTAATGCCTAATCTTAATGCAGTTTGGCTTTCTGTTGCTTCTTGTAATGTTATATGTTTACTTATCATTTGATTTTATCTTTGTCAAATATCCACCTATTCCAATCAATGCGCTTAAAATCAATTTTGGGTACTCTTTATTGATGTCAAATGTAACCCAATCAATAGTTATCCAAGCAGTAGAAATAGCTACTATAAACCCCATTAAAGTGCTTAATTTACTTTGCCAATTTTCTTTAATCTTGTTCATACCAATTCTTGCAGATTTTGATTATAGATAATAACGAAAATACAAAAGCAACTACACCTGCCATAACTTGAATGATTGGTAAAATTGCCATAGCATAAGCAGTTATTACACCACCCCAAACAAACCCGTTTTCTATGATTAGTAAAAAGTTTTTTTTCATTAGTTAAAAGTAAGGGGCTATTACACCCCTTTTAATTACTTTGTTTTTTTAAGTTCTTCTTTAGGTTTCTGCTCTTCAGCTAACTTGCTAAAAAAACTTAACAATGGCATACCAAATTTAGTTGGCATTTCTTGAAAGAATAACTCTAATTCTTTTACTTTCTCTTCACTTAATGTAATCATAATTTTATAATGTATTTACAAATGTAATACTTGGATTCAATATTTGCAATTTAGCAATGTATTGATTTGTCAATTCATTTAAAATATTACTTGTAAAGGCTTCCGCCTCTTGCGTATTGGTTAAAATACTATTCATTGTTTCGTTATAAACAAAACTTTGAATATAACCTTGCGGGGTGCTTATTCCGTCAACTTCTTTTGTGCCTAAATAGTTTGTATAATTTACAACTAATTCGCTAACCTTACTACTTGTTTGAGTTGTTTCACTTGTTGCTATGAAACTCGCTTGATTTAATTTTATCATTTTATTTTTTATTTAATTATTTATACTGATGTTATTGTTTCCCACGCTGTTGTATAAACACATAGTTTTGCTAATGTAGTATCATATACAATTAATCCCGCTGCTGGTGTTGCTATTGCGTTCTTTTGTGTTGTTGTCATTCGGGGTGGTAAAAATCCTTGTGTTGTGCTTTCAACTTGTAGTTTTGCACTTGCATTTATAGCAGCACTACCAACCATTAAACCCGTAGTATATAAAACTGCTCCCGCAGTTGTCCCAGTATTTGGATATAAACTTAAATTCCCACCGCCTCCGCCATAACCTAAAAAAAGACCGCCACCATTTGAAACGTATAAAGTATTGCTTTGAAAAATACCCGCACCCGTTATAAAACTTTGAGCAGTTACCGCACAATACCCACTATCGTCAGCCAACCTAAAATCAATTGCCGCACCGTTGCGTTTAATCATTGGAAAGGCACTTGTTTGCAATCCTAAAATTAAATTTGAGGCGCTTGTTTCTGTACTATCTTGAAACATTATAGCATTTGTAGAAGGTGATTTAATCCGTATTCTACCCGAAAACGCCATAATGCCACCAGCATTCATAGTTAACTCGGGTACTTGTGTTATACCGCCCGAAAAAATACCAAAACCTAATCTTGTAACTAAAAACTTACTCACCCCACCAACTTGCAAATCCATTAAATTATGAATAATGCTGTTTAAAGCCGTTTCAGTTGCATTTAAAAATATACCTGTTAAAGTACCTGTCTGCGCTCCACTATTATTTATAGTATAAACCTCGTTAAATAAACGTGGATTTGTTGCACCTGCACTCAATGCTACTGTGCGTGATATTCCTACTTGGTCTGTGCTTAATTGTAAAGGACTTGAAGTACCCATACCATCAGTAACTGCTCTTAAAGTAGCATCTAATGGTGTGTTAATTGTTGTAGCATCTAAATTTAAAATGCTTTTGTAATTTGTGCCAATATTTTGACTTAATAAATTTGCCATATTATTTTATTTTTTTTTATTTTATCCCCACGTTTGCGAAGTGCTATCGCCCCAATTATTAGCCGTAGCTGTTCCCCAAATAAACGATGCTATTGCGCCGCCAATTTGTTTTAATACATCTAATCCAATTCCAATTCTTATACTCATTATTTTGCAATATTAATATTATTATTATACTTGTTTGTAACTAGCTATCAATCTTTATAAAATGGCTACCATTATCCCTATGCATCTTAAACATAATCAAACTGTTTGTGCCTATTTCCTCGCTTGGTGTAAACGTATCAAATACTATTGAAGTTGATCCTGCAGCGCTATTTCCATTAGCAACTAAATCAAAGCTTGTACCTGTTGCTATGTTTATTAATACAAATTTATCGTTATTATCAAGTTGGTAATAAGTAGCTGAACAAGTCAATGTAGTTATTGCAGTTCCACTGGCTAATGGAACTGTAACTTTTGCAATCAATGGTAAATAAGGTAAAAATAAACCAATAAAATCATTAGTGTATCTATTATTATTTGCTGCTATACCACCAGTATTTAAAATTGAATTATTAGTGTATTTATTCTCATTTATTAAAGCTGCAACTTGCTCTTCAAGTTTACTTATACGTTGTGCATCTGTCATATTCTATCCTATTAAAACTGTATCTTGCCAATCACCAGTAGCCTCATTTACAACTGTTG